TTCGGCTTGAGAAGGATCACTAAGATTAATTGGAGCTTTGAACTTGGTTTCCCAGAAAGCCTTTCTAACCTTCTTGATGAAGGCGTTGTTAATCTCAGTATACAGTGCAGCATAGTTACGCCACTTTACGTTTGTCGAAGCATCAATGTTGGCACAGACAGTGCCGGTAGTTCCATCCTGATAAGTAATAGTCTGACCAACAAAACCGTCAGTGCTTGAGCCTGAAGTCATGTGGTTGAGGTAGTAAGGCACACCATACGGATAAAGCGTGTCAGTTGCGTTGGTGGGTGTAAGCCAACCACGGTTCTCAATAAGATCAGCCAATGCCCAGCTACCATCAACCCGACGTTCTTTCATTAGGTCAACAATACGCTTACTGTTATTCATATTCCGGCGAATCTCAAGGTCATCCCAACCGTAGTAAGTACCCAAACGAGTCCAGGACACCTTGATTGTAGACATCAGGTCTTCGACCGAAGGCTCATCAGTATCGTAGTTATAGCGATAACGCGCATGACCTGAATTGTCAAACATGATCTTACGTTCAATTTGATTGCCGCCATCAACAACCATTCTCTCGTTTTGATAGATACGAGTAAACTCATAGTCCTGATTTGTCCAGTTAACCTCGAAATGGTTATCCGGCAAATCATTAAGGGTTAGCGAAATAAAATCGCCCAATTCCGTCATTTTTACAGACATGTTACCTTCTTTCTGAGAAGCTGTCTATATAATTTATTTCAGAGGTTTACCCTGAACCAATCTTTTCAAACGCTTTTCAGCATCAGCATAGGTCTGCTTCTCTGTTTTATGTTCGCCTGGTTTTAGTTTAACTTCTATCGCAACTTTCTTTCCTGACGGACGCAGAGTAATTCCTTTTGATCTTTTCTTAGCACTCTTCAGTATGCCATTTCTAATCATGGAGGTCTGAATGTCTTTTGTGAGAATAGTGTGGGCGCGATTAAGCGCGTCAGGTATGCTGGTCGAACCTCCTCGAAGTTGTATACCGGCTTCAATGTCGTCTGCCATGTTTATAACATCATCTCTGTTCTTACGTTGTTCCATAGTCAAATGGTTAGTAGTAAGCATTGGCAGTCCATTAGCATCTCTACCCGAACCATAAAATTCTTCATAACCTTTCATACTGTCATCAGCAAACCAATATGACATCTGTTGGATTGCCGCTAAACTGCGTTCGTATCTTGCAAGTTGTGTTTCCTGCTGTGCCCCACCTGTTTGTGGTGCCTGTTTTTGAGTGGTAGTAACATTTATCAGAGCATCATTAAGCTGTTTGATAATGGCAGCAGCACCATCACCAAACTCTTCTCTTGCCGCCTCAATGTCAACAAAGTCCTTCTGTTTTGCAGGAGTATCTGGAGCAGTTCTTTGGCCTTCAAGTTGTGCTCTTTGTTCTTTCAACTCCTTTGCTGCGCGTCCTTGTTCTGCATACTGACTATTGGTGTTAACCATATCAGTGTGCATCTTGGTAAGCGTCTTCTTAGCTAACTCAGGACTGTCTTTCCAGAACTTTGTAATCTCTTCTGGTTTCCACTCATTGTGGGTAGCTGCCCTAAACAGCTGTTCTGGAATAACTGCTCCCACATCTTCACTCTCCTTAGTGTCACCGCTCTCAACAACGTCATCATCCGTATCATCCGTGTCATTAACAGCATCATCGTCCACTGTACCAGCATCATCATCCTCTGGGGTAAGGTCAGAAGTGTCATCCACTTCCTCAGTTTCCATAGGCTTTTCAACTACTGGAATGGGATTTCCGGTAAGCACTGCCAATCTTTCATCCGTCTTAGAGATAATTTCTTTCGACTCATACTGTGCAGCATCATCGGGGTCCATTATCTCACCTTGTACTAAACCTTTTTTCGGGTCCATATTTGCATTCCTCTATAAAGGGTAAGAGATAGCATTTTTACTATCAGTTGCTTTCAGGAATTAGTTTCTTAAATCACGCCCCCTGTGACAGCTTGTACCCGGAATACTATAAATTGTACCCCGTTTTTTGTTTGAGGACGTTAGTTTTACTATTCCACATTTATCCATGTAATCTTGGTGTTGCCGCATGTGTGTAAACACCGGCCTATTTTCATCATCAATTTCAATGTCTGGAAACTGCCTTCTGTGTTCTTCCACCTGGTCAGGTTGTATTCCAAGTGCGTCAGAGTGTAATGGTCTCTTGTAAGGCGAACCCATTATTTCTGGACACCCACCAAAATTTTCAATACCCGTAGATTCATCTTCAATCATTACTTCTTCCATTAACTGTCCACACTTGGGGCATTTAAGTTTTTCAATTTGAATAGATTTTTCGTACCTATTGCCACATTCACCACACACTATTTCTTTTGTACTTGGGATATGGCGCGATTCAAGTTTGACTAACTTATTAAGCACATCAAGTACAGATATTTCATATCCACATTTACAAGAATAATGATCTTCGTCTAACATTATAATTCCTCCACCATTCTCTTAGTTTCTGTCAAATAATATTCCATCGACTCTTCAAACCACTCTCTTGAAAACTCAACCTTGTCTTCACTCTCCTCAATCATCGTCATTATGTCTTCATGCGTGTGTCCCTCGCCAAGCATGAACAAAAAGTATTTATGCCACATGCCCTGGAGTTTCATATTACATCTATAACACTGGGCGTGTACCTGTCTTGCGTCAAAAAGGATAGCATCAGTTCTGCCAGGGATAAAGTGGCCAGCCTGAAGTTTGGCAAATGGATACTTCTTTAAGCATGTTATACATCTGCCATACAATGGAGACCCGGTAGTTCTGATACAGTCTCGCGTTCTAATATACTTCGAAAATTGGGGCCAAAGCCAGTTAATCCAATCAGTTTTTGTGAAGTCGTCTTTGGTTTTCCTCGTTCGTTTTTTCTTTGCTGTCACGTCTATCCTCCAATAGCCATATCAGATTGTGATTGTGCCGCCCCCATCTGAGCCTGCTGGTTAAAGTCCTGTGACGGACTGTTAACCGGAACATTAGATGGCAGTGCACCATTCTGCATAACACCTGCCATACCGCCCGACTGTTTACCAGCTTTGCCAGGATCGAGACCAGCTTGTTCTGAAACCAACTTCAATCTTGCCTGGAACGTCGGGTCTGTAAATACTTCATTCATAAGGTCAGCGATGCCCATTTCTTCCGCTGCCTGCATAAGATACCTTGGTAAGTTAAATGGCACGCCCATTTGTTGCATCATCATTGCGGCATTAACGCCAGCCGGTATAGTCTGCACTGTAAACTTCTCAAGTGCTACTCGCCTTGTCTCTGGATCAAGTGCTTGCATTGAACGTTGTTTCATTACAAATATGAGGTCCAAGAAGTCACCGCGAACTTCTTCAGGCGTCAGTACAACCTGCCTCGGCTCTTTGCCAGTTTCTCTTATAATCATAGGTGCTTTCAAGAATGGGTCGTAGTGTATAAACCACGCCTGATCTCTACTAACCCCGGCTTGCACGTCGTATATTAAACTACGCGCGTCCTCCTGAGTGATAGACGCGTTGGTCTGCAATGTCTTAACCGCAGTAGCCGTCTTAGAACCAGCACCAGTTTTCATGCCGCTCATCTGGTCTATGCCACCAGACACATAGTTAAACCAGAACTGCAACTGCTGTGTCATCTTTTCATTTTCAGCATTTCCACCACCATACGATTGTATCCTTACACCATCAGGATCGGCAGTTCTAATAGAGTCACCATTGCGGGCCTCTGCAACAGCGTCAGCAATGTCTTCCATGCCAGGTTTATACAACAATACATCCTTCTGACTATCGGCTTGATCCATCAGTTTCTTGAACAAGTCATTGGCCATAGAGTTTAAGTCACGCCATATTGACACTGGCGCGACTGGGAACGGATTATCAGGCACTGGAGGCGTGATAGAACCGAACCGGTAAGGCCCAGTATCGGGACCATAATAATCTTGTACTTTCAAGAAGTCATCAAATGATGTTTGCTTTGGATCAGGAACGTAGGCTATGGCCTGGGCTTCGGGAAGATATACCTCTGCCACGCGAACGTAATCCTGTGCTTCAATCATCTCAAGAGTTTCTGACGGTTTCCTGGTCAAATGTGAAGCTTTTTCATTGTTGCCTACGCCACCATCCCAGGCAGAAGGAAGTTTGTTTACCAGGTCTTTGTCCCAACCTTCCATATCGAGTAGGTCTTGACGCCTTACTGTAGTGAAATGACCAGTTAAAGTTGAATTTTTTAATGATGTACAATACGGGTCAAGAAAGAAGTCGTCAATACTAATCAGGTCAGTATAAAGTTGACCTTGACTAAACGAACTATCAAAACCATCAGGAATCAACAAACCATCTGCGTAAATTGATGTCTTCAAGACTGCCAGACCACATAGTATCATATTAACAACTGCGGCTCTCATTGTGCTCTTCATATCAATTCTCTTATGGAGTTGATTAAGGGCTTCACTAAGCATGTGTGCATAATCAAGTTGAGACAAATACGGCGACCCAACCTTATTAACCCCAGAGTTCATTACCAAGTTTGGCACCCAGGTTCTAAGAGCGACGAACACCAGATTTATAGGATAGTCACCCTCATAACCTTTTGGATTAACGTAGTAGTCACCAACATAATCCCTGATTGCTGAAGCAGCCGCATTAGCATAGTTCTCTACGCGTTTGTGACCCTTTTTCACAAGCTGGCTTATATCTTTTGCACCGAGTTCAACAGGCATGTTTACTCCTTACACGCGCTTAGTATAATCGTAGTGTTTAGACCACGAGTTCTTCTTTTTGTTTTTCTTTTTCTTCTTCCAACTGTCAAATCTACCGCCCCAAGAATTAAACGGAGTAGCTACCTTAACTTGCTTGGCGTCTGACACGTCTTCATCTTCAACTGTAAGGGCGTCTGCTATAACTCTGTCACCGTGTAGCTTTCTTTCTGCTACAGTAGCTTCAACTAATTCAGCAGGTTCAATTCTGCCATCGTCACAGTATATATATTGTTTTGCCTGCTCAAGAGAAAACTTACAGTGGTTTATAATCCTACCACTTTTCAGTGCCCGTTCATACGCGCGAAGCAAAAGGCTCTTGCTGTCGTGTGTCATCTGATAGCCATACTTTTGCATCTCACCCTTGGTACCCTGTATCTTCTCAACAACAGTGCCAAGCGTCTTGGTAACAAAATAATGAGGATACATAAACACGTGAACAAGCAGTCGTCCTAAATCTAACCCTGGGTCTCCATTCTTTTCCCACTTAAGGAAAGGAAGTCTTTGGGGGTTTGCTCCACCAACCCACAAAGCCAGTGCGATAACAATTCGACTGAACTCATGTGGGGGTGTATTTCTACAAACCCATTTGGCAATAATTTCACCAGTCTGTTTCGACTTGATAGAGACAACTGATTCAGATGCTCCTTGCCCTTTTGAAGTGTCAATCCCGAAAATATAAGTATGGCTTTGATCTGGTCTTCCATTAATAAGTTCGACCCAGACTTTGAGCTTTCCATCTGTCACCTTCTTTATATGATAACATTTTGTGTCTTTTGCTGCCACTAATTTTGCTATCTGATCGTCAGCTATTCCCAATTTCAACATTATGTTCCACTGTGATACTGGGGGTCTGGCATGAAAAGCAATGTGTTTATTAATCTCTCCAAGTTCAAAAAACAGATCGCCAGCTTCAAGGTCTATAGCATAATATTCCTGAGCCACAGCCTTCTGTGTACATTCCTCAAGAACCTTCTCAATAAACGGAGAAGAAATTTTATACGTCTTTGTAACCTCGTCCTGCAAAACAAAACGTCCACGCCCTTTTTCTGGATGATCCCAAAACATCAATGGAAATATATCAATCTTCCCACTATTTTTCCAACGACTAAATTCAGTACCAGGTCCAGCTACTGTGGAGTTGACCAACCGACAGGGGCAAACATCATAGGTTGCTGTTCTAATATCAGAGCCATTGTCAACCTTGG